GTCCCGACAGTAAACTTAAAATAACAAATGGTTATATTGTATTACAGCAACTCAGCAACAAGTTCAACGAATATCCAAGAATAGGATCTTTAGGTTATAAATCAGACTATGTTAAACAAGAAGATTTAGATATTAATTATATTAGATCCAAGAAGTTCATTTGTCTAAATAGGAACATGCATAGACCACATAGATGGTTAAGCGCATATTTGGCACTAAAATATAAACTTTTAGATAACAGCATATTCAGCTTTGTAGCACTACATGATTATAACGATTGGTGGAGAGTGTATAGTGCCATTTTTAATATTGTGGGCCAAAGTCAAGAAAATGAATATATTGTTGACGATATAATGAAAGTTATTCCTTTAGAAGTTGACACTACGCATTTACCCAATGAACAAAAGTCAGGTTTTAATCTTAATAATAACAATAAGTCGATGTTCAGTGAATCATATATTAATATTGTTTCGGAAACTAGTTTCGATGACGGCGGAGGAGAATATCCTTTTATCAGTGAAAAGACTTTTCATCATCCTATTATAAATTTACAGCCCTTTATAGTAATTGGAAATCCTTTTACCTTAAAAACATTACGTGATTTAGGATTTAAAACATTTAGTCCCGTAATCAATGAAGAATATGATAACTGTATTGACGCAAAGCAACGATTCAATTTAATTGAATCTGAAATTAGTAGGCTATCAGCGTTATCACTAAGTGAAATACATGATATATATTATCAGCTCAAAGATGTTTTACTATACAATCAAAATCACGCAAAGACTTTTGGTGACTATAACCCATTTGAGAAAACATTTAACGATATAAGAAAGTGGTATTTAAAATGAAATTTGAAAACAAAGTAGTATTAGTAACAGGCGCAAGTGGTTTAGTTGGAGTCCCTGCTGTTGAAAAAAGCGTACAAGAAGGCGCCAGCAAAGTCTATGCTGTGGATATTAGACAAAGTCCCAAGCTCAAAGAAGTCTGCGACAAGTATCCTAATGTCGTGGAATTTGTTAACTGTGATTTAACTTATCTACATAACTGCGAAGAATTGTTTAAGAACAAAGTTAACATTGTATTACACATTGCCGGAGTTAAAGGTAGTCCAGCACGTAGCAGTAAACAGCCCTGCGATTATTTGTTCCCTATGTTGATGTTTAACACTAACATGATTAAGGCAGCATTTGATGCCAAGGTAGATTGGTTTGTATATTTGAGCAGCGTGGGCGTTTATCAGCCAGCAGAGCTAATGAACGAAGATGACGTTTGGAAAACAACACCTAGTCGCAATGATTGGTATCCAGGCTGGACCAAGCGTATGGGTGAAGCAACGCTAGAATCTCTAACAGTACAATATGGTTGGGATAATTGGACAGTTATTCGTCCAAGTAACATTTATGGTATTAACGACAACTTTGCCGAAGATGCTACGGTTATTAGCTCTAACATTTGGAAGCTAAAGAACGTTCCTGGCAACAGCATTACATGTTGGGGCAATGGCAGTGCTCGCAGGGACTTTGTATTCGGCGATGATGTGGCACAAGCTAGTATTGACGCAGTCACAAAAGAAGTCAAAGATATTGTTAACTTTGGTTGCGGCACCGCAGTTAGCATCAAAGAAACGATCGAAACAATCATTGACGTATACAAAGAAATCAGCGGCGAAGAAAAACAAATCATTTGGGATGAAACAAAGACAAATGGTGACCCGGTTCGCTGTCTAAGTGCGGATAAGCAACGTAAATATGACATGTTACCAAGAACTACACTAAGAGATGGTATTAAGAAGACCATTGAAACTTATATCGGAAAATAAAATGCAAAAAACAGACAGAATTTTAGTTACTGGCGCCTCAGGATTTATCGGCAGTCATATTTTAAGAACCTTATTTGAAAAGGGTTATAAGAATGTACGCAGTACAACTTATAGCAGAACATTACGTAAAGACTTTTACGGATGGGAAACAGTAGAGAATCACCATGGCGATTTACGCACAGCAGAGTTCTGCGAAAAAGTAAGCAAAGATGTTGATGTTGTTATTCACTGTGCGGCCAACACAAGCAATGCCTTAGACACTAAGTTTAATCCATTGCTACACGTAACACCCAACATTGAAATGAATACCAATTTGATGGAACAAAGCTGGCGTAATGGTGTTAAGAAATTTATCTTCATTAGCTCAAATACAGTTTATCCAGACATGGGCAATGAGTATTGTCATGAAGGCATTGATATCCAAGGCACTCCGTTGATTCCAGTGTACAAAGCAGTGGGCGGCATGAAGCGTTACAGCGAAGCATTGTGTGATTTTTTCAGTAATCAAATCCATAATCCAATGCAGTGCGTTATCATTCGTCCTAGTAATGCGTTTGGTCCAAACGATAAGTTTGACTATGAAAAATGCCACGTTACTCCAGCTAGCATTCGTAAGATTGCTGATGACTTGAATCCAATCCCAGTGTGGGGTGATGGCAATGACGTTCGCGACTTACTACATGTTGAAGACATGGCAGAAGGCATTGTATTTGTAGCAGAAAATGTTGACAAGCATGACGTTTATAATGTATGCTATGGTAAAGGCTACACAGTCAATGAAGTGCTACAAATGCTTAAAGAAATTGATGACAACGACAATCCAATTGAGTATGTCAACAACAAAGCGTTTATGATTTCTGTTAGACTTTTAAGCTCAGAGAAGATTAACGCACTAGGTTGGAAGCCAAAATATGAACTACGTGAAGCATTAAAGAACACGCTTCGCTGGTACAAAATGAACAAAGACCAATACGATCCAAATAGCAAGCCATGAAAATTTTAATTACAGGAGGAGCTGGATATCTCGGCTCTACACTAGCAGAACATTTATTGTTTAAAGGACATAGCGTTACCGTATTGGATAACCTTATGTACAAACAAACAAGTTTATTACATCTTTTCAAACAACCCAAATTTCATTTCATTGCAGGTGATGTTAGGGATAAAGATTTATTAACTGAACAAGTTGGCCTAGCAGATGTTGTCATCCCATTGGCAGCTATTGTTGGCATGCCAGCTTGTAAAGCTAATCCTGAATTAACTGTACAAGTTAATTACGAACAAATCAAAAATGTAGTCGATGTGCTACGTGATGATCAAATGCTGATATTGCCTAACACTAACAGTCAATATGGAAGTAGCGAAGATATCATTACAGAAGAAAGTCCTTTTAAGCCTCTAAGCTTATACGCTCAGACTAAGTGCGATGCCGAAGACTATGTGCTTAAAAAGGGCAATGGTGTTATCCTAAGACTTGCTACAGTATTCGGTGTAAGCCCACGTATGCGCCAAGACTTATTGGTCAACGACTTTGTTTATAAGTCAGTGGTAGATGGATATATGGTATTGTTTGAAGCAAACTTCAAACGCAACTATATCCACGTGCAAGACATTGCCCGTACATTTGAATTCATGATTGATAATTACGACAAATGTCGCGGACAAGTATATAATGTTGGGCTGAGCTCTGCCAATTTAAGTAAGCTAGAGCTAGCTGAAAAGATTAAAGAACAAATCCCCGCATTAGTAATTAAACAGGACGAGTTTAAACAAGACTTTGACAAGCGTAATTACATAGTATCTAACGCTAAGTTAGAAAGCTTGGGATGGAAACCTATGTTTGATTTGGACTATGGTATCAAGCAATTGATATCCGCATACCAAATGACTATCCCATTTAACAATAGAAATTTTACAAATTTATGACTGAGAGAAAATACTTGCATACACTAGGTGACTTGGTTGACCGCTTGAGCATTGTTCAACTTAAAGAAGTTTTCATTCCTGAACACAAACAAGAATACAGTGAAGAAATTTCTGCTATTGTTCATGACATTCAATTAATATTAAACGAAAAAGATGCTGAGATTACAGCAGATGTTATTCGTGCTATTGTAGTTGTCAGTCAAATGAATTTACATATCTGGCACAACGAAAGCAACTATCGTCGTGGCATTAAAGATGGCAACAACCTTGAACTAACGCATGGTTTAAATGGTATTCGTAATACTGCTAAGAATGTAATTCAGGAAAGTGTTGGCGGACGTAAGGACTATAAAGTAGACTGCTTGGCAGCAGACTTTAAAGACTGGGAAATCAGTTGGCCTAATAAAAATAAATGAAGAGTCACAGACCTATTACTAAAGGCATGATATTTGCCGGCTGTAGTTTTACATGGGGGCAGGGTTTGTATTATTATTCAAATATGCAGACCTTAGTAGAACCACCGCCTAATCAGTATCAAGTTGATTTAGTTAAGGACACACATATAGAGTACATGAAGTCTATACGTTTTCCTAGGTTTGTTGCTAATCATTTTAATACATATGAACTATGTCAGCCATGGAACGGTGGGGCAAGTTATAGTATACACGACTGGTGGCGTAGATGCTTTATGGCCAAGGATGATCCTCAAAAAAATCGTGGCAATCATCCCAACATTCCTCCTACATATAATTACGAAGACATAAGTTGTGTGTTTTATCAGTTTACACAATGGCACAGGGCACAAAGTTTTACTAAGTTAGATAATGAACATCAAACGACGCACGTTGACATTATGCAAAATCCTGTGTTTGGTAAATGGTTACAAGATAATAACTTGACACTGGATCAATATATTGATCGTGCTAAACGAAAAGAAATGCAAGATGCTCGAGAGTTTTTACAGACATTTACTGAAAAAGGTATTAAGGCTTATGTAATGAGTTGGCCTTCTGATCTTACGGCATATATAGAACAAGACGATTGGCTAAGAGCCAGAATGATTAAATTCGATTACAAAGGTAAAACTTATCCTAGTATAGAGCATATGATGGAAGACAGAGACGGCGAACAAATTTTACATCCTGAACTTACAATATACAGAGATGCCGAAGAATTTGAAATAACACCCTATGACATGCATCCGTCGAAAATATGTCACAGAGTAATAGCAGACAATATAATACAACATTTAGAAAGAGAAATTTAAAATGACAGCACCGCAAATGACCCCATACAAAGATGCGCTAACAGAAGCTATGACAACACTAGCAACCAAAGACGATATTCTTTTTATTGGACAGCAAATTGTTTACGCAGGTAATCCGATGAGCACTACATTGACTAATGTTTCAAAAGATAAAATGATTGAATTACCAGTTATGGAAGAAACACAAATGGGCATGAGTTTAGGTATGGCAATGGCGGGAAAAACTGTAGTTAGTTTTTATCCAAGATGGGATTTCGTTATCAGCGCAACAAATCAATTGGTTAATCATTTAGACAAGTTTGAACTAATGACTGGCGAAAAAGCACATATACTAATTAGATTAGGCAAGGGCAGTGATAAGCCTCTAGACCCAGGACATCAGCACAAAGGTAGTTACTTTGATGAGTTCAAAGCATTGTGTCCAAACATTAAATTTTACAATTTAAAAACACCTGCTGATATTACCGAAGCATATAAAACAGCCACCGCAGAAAAAGGTATTCATGTTTTAGTCGAATATCCAGAGCTATATTACATTAACTAAATTATAAATATTAACATGGAAAACAATACTAATCAACAACCAACACAAGAACCAGTTGTAGAAGAAAAGCAAAAAACAGCCGAAGAACTACAATGGGAAGAACAACTTAAACAGCGTCTAGAAGAACTACGCAAACGAGATCCTTTTATTTACAAATGAACATTTGGGGAATTAGTGCCAACAGCCATGATGCTGCCATAAGTGTTTGGCACGATAAAGAACTACAATTTGCAGGACACAGCGAACGTTATTCTGGTATCAAGAATGACGGAGACTTATGCGAAGGCATTATAGCAGACGCTAAAAAATATGGTGAGCCAGACTTAATTGTTTGGTATGAAAAGCCTTGGCTTAAAACTGTTCGTCAATTATATGCCGGACAAGGATATAAAGGCAAAGAAAACAACATTAAACAATATTTGTCTAAGTATAATTTAGACAAGCCTGTTGTATTTGGCAAGCATCATGAAAGTCATGCCGCCGCTGGATATTATACTAGTGGTTACCAAGATGCCACCGTTATTGTTATTGACAGCATTGGTGAATTTGAATGTCTTACTGTTTGGGAAGGACAGGGTAATAATCTAAAGAAAGTTTATAGCCAAAGTTATCCTAATAGCATTGGTATATGGTTCAGTGCTATGACACAACGCATTGGATTAAAACCCAACGAAGAAGAATATATTTTAATGGGCATGGCGGCGTATGGAGATCCCAACAAATATAAAGCCGATATATACAATGATTTCTTCAAGACTATACAATCACCAGTTATAAAGTTTAAACGTAACTTACATCGCGGCTGTCCTGACTGGAGACCCGATTTAATTAGCTTACAAGATACATATGACCTTGCTGCCGCTACGCAACAAATATACACAGAGATTCTACAAAAATTAAGCACATGGGCTCGTTCAACTTTAACTAGTAAAAATCTTATTATAATGGGCGGATGTGCCCTTAACTGTGTTGCTAACAGTGAGATTACAGGAGACTGGGACAATGTTTGGATTATGCCAAACCCAGGAGATGCTGGATCGAGCGTAGGTGCAGTTGCGGCCTACTTTGGTGAACAAGTTAACTGGCCAGGTGCGTATCTTGGCACGAACATGGGAAAGAAATATCCAGTTGAACAAACTATTGACCTACTTAAAACAAACAAGATTGTGGGAGTTGCTTCAGGTAGAGCTGAGTTCGGCCCCAGAGCTCTTGGCCACCGCAGTTTATTGGCAGACCCACGTGGACCAGAAATCAAAGACACTGTCAACGCAATTAAACGACGACAACAGTTCAGACCATTCGCGCCAGCAATCTTAGAAGAACATGTACACGACTATTTTGATATGCCTAAAAATATCGACACTAGTCCTTATATGCAGTTTGTTGCTCGCTGTACTCGTCCCGATGAGTTTCCTGCTATTATACACAAAGACGGAACAAGTCGTGTACAAACAGTTGGTAAGAACGACAGCCCTGGCTTCCGTAAGCTATTAGAAAATTGGTACAGTGAGACCGGATGTCCAATGTTACTAAACACTAGCTTAAACATTAAAGGCCAGCCAATGGTTAATAATCTTAAGCATGCCAAAGACTTTTACAAGAAATACAATGTGCCTGTATTATCATGAGTAAAAATATTAAATACTCTTATAATGCTGGACGTATTCTTTCTTAGTTACAACGAACCTTACGCTGACGAAAACTATGAACTTCTTTTGGAGAAAGTTCCACATGCTCGGCGTGTCAATGGAATAAAAGGCTTTACGGCAGCACATCAAGAATGTGCTCGTCGTAGCCTTACCAACAATTTTTATGTAGTAGATAGCGATGCTGTCATAGTACAAGATTTTGAATTCTTCTTTACTCCTAGTAAGTATAATACATGGTGGGGCATACCCGAAAGCGAGTGTCTCTGTCTTTGGAACAGTGTCAATCCAATCAATGATTTGACATATGGACACGGAGGTGTTAAACTGTTACCTAAGCAATCGTTATTATCCAAGAATCCAGATACTGTTGACTTTACCACTGGATTTGGTTTGAGTATTAAAGTATTTGATCAAGTAAGTAATGTTACTAAGTTTAATTATGACGAGTTTAGTACATGGCGCAGTGCCTTTCGTGAATGTGTTAAGTTAGCCACTAACTTAACCAATGAAGAACTTCGTCATAAATTAAATTACAATGATGAAGCAATAGATAAAGTAGTAGAAGAAAGCAATCAACGTCTTAAAATTTGGACTACAAAAGGCGCAAAGAGGCCATTTGGTAAGTATGCTATAGCCGGTGCAAAACAAGGCAGAGATTATGGTATAGAACATGCAGATGATTCAGAAGCGTTGCGTGTCATTAATGATTTAGAATGGATGAAAAATGAGTTTACTAAATTCACTGGACAATAAAATTAAGGCTGTTAAAAAAGAGCCACAACAAAATCCTTTGTTAAAATTAAAAGATATTCCTGTTGTCTTTTTAAGTTACGACGAACCTAACGCAGATGAAAACTTTCAATATTTGTTAGACAATCATCCTAATGCAGAAAAAGTATACAGGGTACATGGTGTAAAAGGTTTTGATGCCGCGCACAAAGAAGCTGGACGAGTTGCTAATAGTCCTAGATTCTTTACAGTTGATGCAGACTGTAAAATTGATAGAAGTATATGGACTAAGAGTGTAGAACTTACACCCGACATCGCAGAAGCCACACTAAGCTGGAGCAGTCGTAACGTTGTTAATGGCTTGGTATATGGTAACGGTGGCGTTAAGCTGTGGTATACTAAACATGTCATGAACATGAAAAGTCACGAAGCCGCAGATCCAGAAGACGGCACAAACAATGTAGACTTTTGTTGGGACCCAGAAAATTATAAACAAATGAATAATACATATGGTGTTGTTCATAATAACTCCAGTGCCAAGCAAGCTTTTAGAGCAGGCTTCCGTGAAGGCATTAAAATGGGCCTGGACCAGGGAAAGAAAGTTCCTGTACATGACTTTAAGCATAAAATGTATCCTGCTAATTATGCTCGTTGGCTAATTTGGATGACTGTTGGCCGTGACGTTGAAAATGGCGACTGGGTAATTTATGGCGCAAGATTGGCCGCTTATAAATTATATGTAGAAAACTTTGATCACACAGTTATTGCTGACTATGATTGGTTCCATAAGTTCTGGGAAACACAATCTCAAATTTTATCACATGGAGAATATTTAGAAAGTCATAGTCATAAGTTATTAATCGACCTGCGCGATAGTTTAGGTTTACCATTAACTGAGATTGATGCGGAACAAAGTATTTGGTTCAAGCATGTACACATTAGTCCTAACAAAGGCCTAGGTTGGCCGGCATTGTTAAATCAAAGCGCATTACCTTTATACGGGTTCACATTGCCTAAATATTAATATGAACATACCTGTATATTTTCTTTACACAGACGAAGACAATCTCAATGAGAACTGGGAACGTTTATTGAAAGTAGCTCCATGGGCAGAAGCAATCGCTAGTACTGGCACAATATTTGAAAGCCACAAGCATATTGCCAGTTTATGTAACGGTGATAGATTCTATGTAGTAGACGCAGATTGTTGGATTGTCGATGGTTTTACTTTTGACAAGCAAATAGAACTTAAACCGAAATATGTAGCAGTATTTAGAGCAAAAAATCCTGTTAATGGATTAGTATACGGCCATGGCGGTATCAAATTGTTTAGTAAAGATTGTTTTAGTGCAGAACGTTTGGATAAGCCCGATATGACTACAACATTGGCAGATGGATATATTAAATTAAACATATTAGCCAGCGAACATAGATTTAATTATAGTGCTTATGCTACATGGCGAACAGCATTTAGAGAAGCAGTTAAACTTAGTGCTGGTATTAATAAGAATAACAATGACCAAGAAAGTCTAGATAGACTTAATATGTGGCTTAACGCAGGACTCGAAGCACAGTATGGATATTTTGCTGTACACGGTGCGAGACAAGGCGAACAGTACGCAAGATCAAAAGACGTGGACTTTACAATAGTAAATGACTTTGATTGGCTACAGAATAAATTTTGTAAATGGGTAGGATTAGATGGAAACAGATAAAATCACGTGGCTCTTTGGAATAGAAAAATATTTCCATTTTGTACAAGACGTTAGAAAAAAACAATTTATACGAAACATTATAAATTTAAAATATGCAGATCAACAGTCAAAACCATGGTCTCTTAAAAACTTAATCTCTGATGATTACAGTAAGTATCCGGTTACGTTTCGTGAAGATCGTTTGAATTTTTACACAAACGTTTGTTCATTAAATGAAATAACTACACGCGATATTGTAGGTACACTACACTCTATATGGCCCGAAGACGAGTTTGTTCATAAGCTATTTCAAATTGTCGATGATGGATATGAAGATGTATTGCCTGTGATATTTTCTAAGAGCCAAGTACTTAGTAAAATTTGGATGGCAGAAATATTGTCTAAATTTAATTTAAATTTTAACAATGTGCTATTGATCGGCGGCTGGTTAACACATCACAGCCTGTATCTTAGAGACATTAATTATAATAAATTGTTTAGCATCGACCCTGATTCTAGCATCAATGAGTTAATAGCTATTATGAATCCAGATGCTTATGTAGAGAACAAACAAATCAATCAATGTTTTGATTTAGAAAATAATCTAACATTTTATGACAAAATACTTGAAGCAGACTTAGTTATTAACACAAGCAGTGAACATATGGATACAGAATGGTTTGAAAAATTAAAACCAGGTACAACGGTGTTCATCGAAAACAACAGCGACCCTATCGAAGAACATGTTAATTACTCCGAGACTTTACCGGACTTTTTAAGAAAGTATCCAGTAACAACTACTTACTATCGCGGAGAAATTACATTTCCTAAATACAAAAGGTATGCTCTGTACGGAGTAAAATAATGTATAATTACAGTGATATTACCACTGTGCATTTAGAAATGACTGAGGCGTGTAACGCCTCTTGTCCTATGTGCGCCAGGAATTTGAATGGCGGAGAAGTCAGCCCATTGTTACATGGCGCAGAACTCAGCATCGCCGACATCGAACGTATATTTCCCATAGATTTTATTAAACAATTAAATCGTTTGTACATGTGCGGCAACTATGGCGATCCAGCAGTTGCTTCTGATACTTTAGAAGCATTTGCTTATTTTAGAGAACACAACCCAAAAATCAATCTTAGCATGCACACCAATGGCAGTATGAAAAAGCCAGAGTGGTGGGCTGAACTTGCCAGTGTAATAGGACAAAAAGGTTATGTTATATTTGGTGTAGATGGATTGGAAGACACCAACCACTTGTATCGTCAAGGCACAGTTTGGAAAAAGATAATGGAAAACGCACAAGCATTTATTGATGCTGGTGGCAGAGCTCGTTGGGACTATATTGTATTCGCACACAATGAACAT